CCTTTCTGCAAGGTCAAGTGTTCTTGGGTCTGGCATGTCGTTAAAATCGTCACCTTGTTGCCATATTGGTGTTCTTTCTCCAGAAATCGGGAGACCTCTTGAATAACGGTCAAGCAATGTGCGAATAGACATGCTCTGGTCTGGTATTGTTTCACTTGGTTCGTTATTTACTTCGTAACGGCGAGTATGCTCTTCCCGATTAAGATATGTTTTTATCATTTTTTAAATTTTTAATTGTTCTTTTTTATTCAATTTACGAATACTATCGTAAATTTTTTGTTCGTTAAAAAATTGTAGATTGTTGCCATGTTCCTCTACTAATAAATCTTTTGCTTCGGATGCTTTCTTCTGGAAGTAATAGGAAATTCGTTCCTTCTCGAATTCGTCGTATATCCTCAGCTTGTAATACCTCGCCAATGGAGCCTTTTTGCCATCTAACAAAGGTACGTATACGCGTTCTTCGACGTTTGCTTTGTGCCATTTTAATATATTTTCGGTTATATAATTAGAGCCAAGTCCTTTGCTCATTAATGCAAATTCTTTGCTTCTATCATCGTTCTGGTGCATTGGTATTTTGGCAGCTTTTGATATGTATTTTAAAGTATAACCAATTGATGCATCGGTTATAGTTCCTACATGTATTTCGCCAATTTTTTTGTTATCTAATGCCCATGCACGTTCGAAATAATTAATATCAGCGTTGAATATAACTATATGGTAATGTGGTCTTAATGTCTGACCGCCATATTCTCCAACGGCGTAATACTTTATAGATTTGTGTTTTTTTCCATGACATTTTCGTAATCTTTTAAAAAACTTTTGAATATCTGTCTTTTTTAACGTCATATAACCCTTACTGGTTATTGGTACATGTTCTGTGTCGTAGGTTAAAGTTAAGAAGTGAGCGGATATACTCCGCTCTCCTTCCTTAACTAATCGTACTGACCAAGTAGATGCCCTACGTCTTTTACAATTTAAACACTTTGAACAGGGTACGTAATGACCTCCATTTTCCTCTTTTAACTGGAAAGGGTTTAAACATTGTGTAGACACTAGAAGCTTGGTGTTCCATATTTAGGCATTGGTCTTACTGCCTGAATTTTGTTATATACATGACAATATAATGGGTCAGTTCCATCTTCTACTGCAAATATACGTGTTGTATCTTCTGGATTACATTCGATAAATGTTGAATTCAAATTAGGCTCTGTTGCGAATATGCGCCCTAAATGCCAATAATCTAATGTTGTCCTAAACTCTCCAGCTACGCGAGAAGGCATAAACTTGTATTCTGCGTATCTTGGTACATATCCAAATGTATCATTTGCACTACTAGTATATGCATATAATTCATTTTTTGTAACTGGTTGTTCACCAATATTGGCAAATGAAGGAAAATAATAGTCTAAAGTATCATTTTTAAGGAATGTTTTAGGAATTCCTTGTTGATATGCTGTTTTAGGCATAACAGACATAATTCCAATTATATATCCGTGTTCTTCACAATAATAAGAACCACTTTTTCCACTACTAATAGATAATGCATGACCTGCCATATTTCCTTGTGGTAAACCACCATCTTCACCTGTTGTATTTAGTACTTCACTAATAACAACAGGAGTTTTTACTCCAGTAATATATTCTGGACGTTGTAATCTAGCGTCTGAACTTCTAACTCCAAAATGGCTTAATATACTTTCAATATATCTTGTACCGCCACGAGCGTTCTTTTCAAGCCATTCTTGTAATCTAAATGCACGACGTAAATCATTAATCGTTGTTGGTTCTATTTCTGCATTTGATGTATCAGCATATAAACTATCTGCTAATACGTCGGTACGACCTCCTTGTGCTGCTACGTTAACACTACTTGGTGTTCCGTTTAATGATGTACCAGATGAACTATTTAAATATACAGGTAAATCACCTTCTACTAGTCCTATTGGTATATCTACTGCTGCACCTTTTTGTGCAAATGGTAATGATGATGTAAAATAATCATGTTCCCATGCTCTATTTCTTAATTTTAATAAATTTGTATATGATGGACCTGAGAATGTATTATCACCATCTATTAATTTATAATCAACTGGGGATTGTAAATTTTGGTCTCTGTAATATTCATTATAAATTGCTTGATATGCTGCAAATGGTAATGCATTAACATATTGTGAATTAGTAGGATCAATATCATTTGGTGGTACACCCATATAATCCATGAAATTTTTAATTTGAGCATTCCAACCTTGTCTAACTCCTAATTTTGGTGCTACAATACCACTATTAGCATCTGTAATAAACTTTTCCCAATTTGACCATAAAATTCTATTTGGTACAAAGAAATAATGCATACTTACATCCATTCTATGCATAACTGGTGCAATAAGTGGTGCAAATCTTACTAAACTTTCGCATCCAAGGTTAAACTTGTCGCCTGGTACACATTCTAATGTAAGAATTGGTGTCAATTGGCCCATTTTTGTTGATAACTTAACATCATGGGATAAATCAAAGCTGTTTTTTTGTGGCTTTGTTAACTTAATACTGTTGAATAAGTTTTTCATGTTTGTTTTTTGTTTTTAATTGTTTATAAACGGGTTCCACCTCTTTGGATGTAATAATTACGGGCTACTTTCCTGTATCCGCCTTTTCGTTTTCTTGACATGCGTCGTTTCATGGTTTTGTTTTTATTGTTAATAATTATTTGCCTTTAAATATACGTAATATTGAAGCTGCAGTTTGTCCTACTATACCCATTGCTTGAATTTTCTTCATAAATTCATTTTCTTGTTGTTGGGTTAATACTTTTTGACCTAACAATTGATTTGCTGTAATCATATTAATAATTTGTTGTGCGCTTACAGCCTTTTTTTGTTGTGATAATTGCGTACCCGCAATTAAGTTTTGTACTTTAGGGGCAATTAATTGCCTTTCTTTTTGTATAGATGTAATTCGTTCTTCTGATTGTCTGTATTGACTACCTTTTAATAAATTACTTATGTTTAACCCTTCTGCTCTATATGGTTCTGTATCCTTGAAAAAACTACTATATATATTTTTCCAATTTGTTTCACTTTCGTTTTTAAGAATTTGAGCTTTTATCAAATCTCCCTGATATTTCATATTTTCTGCTTGTAAACGTTGAGTTTCTAAAGCATATTGTCTTCCTAATATATTAAAATCATCTGGATTTGCTTGAGGTGCTACATAATTAGGCGCTTTCGCTTCTGGTGTTTTTATAGGTTGTGCTGTAGTCATTTGTCCGTAAATAAGATGTGGATTTAATCCAGCTTCTTTAAATCTAGTCATTTGTGCTTCTGGACTATTATACTGATTTTGTCGATTCCAATCTGCTAAAGCATCTTGTCTTTGAGTATTATACATTTCTAAATTACTCTTTTTTTGTGCTCTATTTGTTAATAACTGAGCACCAGCGTTAGCGGCTGCTATTGTTGTTCCTATGTTTTTAGCTGCAAAGGCAGTGCCTATTGCTTTTCCGGCTAATGCTAAGAATGCGGGTAAGGGCATGTTATTAGGGTTTTATAAAGTCGGCCAAATAGGCCTCTTTGTTTGTAATTAGTTATGTTTCTTGGTTTACGCGTCGATTGCGTTCGTTCCAGCGTTGCTACGTGTTTTTGGTTTTTGTGTATTTGTGTCTGCATTTCATTTAGACTTTGAGTCGTTTTTTTCTAAACCCCTGAAAGCAAGTCGGTTTTCGCTTTTTGGTCGCCTTGGGTCATCCACTTCGTAACTTCCCCTGGCACCCCTTTAGCTTCCACCGCCTTTGCTTTTCTTAGGGTGGGGGGTTTATACTCCTTAAATACTTTTTTTCGTTGACTTGGTGTCAACTAGCACTAATATATCAAGTAGTATTAGTGCTTTGCTGACGCGCTACGCTTGTCTTGCGCTTTGCGCGAGTTGGATTAATCCAACTCACTCAAAACGCCGTTTTGTTCCTCGGAGCTAATATCCGATAATTTTTGTAAATCTGAATGTTTTTTTTCAGATTTCAAAGTTTTTTGTAAACTTTTTAATTCTTGCTGGTATAATTCAGCATATTCTTGCCTTTCTGCAAGGTCAAGAGTTCTTGGGTCTGGCATATCGTTGAAATCTTCGCCTTGTTGCCAAATTGGTGTTCTTTCTCCAGTAATTGGCAAACCTCTTGAATAACGGTCAAGCAGTGTGCGAATAGACATGCTTTGATCTGGTATTGTTTCGCTAGGCTCATTGTTCACTTCCCCGGTGAAGCGGTGTTCTTTTTTGTTAAGATAAGATTTTGACATTTTTTAAATTTTT